TTAATCGCATAATATCGAGCTATTTATAATTACCCATTCATCATCTCCATATCCTCTATTTTCAAGGTCTATTCCAAATTTTGTGAAATCTTCTGGATAGGCTAATCGCCCAAGTGGGCAAGAAAACGCATAACATGCTCCTTGAAACTTCACTCCACATAGGTCTCTATATTCTGAAAAAAGTAACCATCTCGCTTTTTTAATAAACTTCTTTGAAAGTCTCCTATTACACTTTATATTCCTTTTTGTAAGTCCTTTTGCAACTATTAATTCCGCATCATTACTACTAATTTGTTTCCCATTATAGGTATATACTCCATCATAACAATTAGGATGATTGCACCCATATCCATTTTTTATAAAGGTATCAGATGAGAAATATCCACATTTACGGGATAAATCATTTATGTTCAACAACTCTTCCTTAACTTCTTGTCTCATTTCAGAATAATTTTTGCTGTGTGAATACTTCGTTTTTCGTTTGAATAACTTCTAAACATTCTCTTTCAAATCTTTCATTTGCAGACGCAAAATATTCTTTATCTATTTCGCATCCGTAAAAGTCAAAACCTAACTTATAGGCTGCAATACGACTGCTCCCAGAGCCTAAGTGGCTGTCAAATATTTTGTCTCCTTCTTTTGCGAATGTTTTTAATAAATAGGCATATAAATCAACTGGCTTTTGAGTTGGATGTATTCGTATTTCTTTATTTTTCATATTTTCCTGAAGCATTCCATTCCATCTATATTTAAATTTTCTTACTGCATTTGGGAAAGAAGTAAAAGCTAATTCACAATCCGCAAAATCGCTTGCTCCATTATCTTTATCCCATACAATCCAGCATGGAGAATCCTTATTAATTCGTGTAATAAAATGATTTGCACCCCAAATAATCTGGTTTTTAGAAACTCTAAACAATTCTTTGAAGTATTGTGGGCTCATTGGCTCATTATCCCAGTGTTTTGGGGTATATTGTTTTGCTTTAGCTAATTTACCTCTACTATGATTACTTTTCCCATCTTCCCCAATTCCATATTGAGGGTCTACTATTGCAAGATTGAAAAACTTGTCAGGAATATTTTTCATATACTCCATGCAATCAATATTGTATACTTCACTTATTACCATATCTCTCAAATAAATTATCTATTTCTGCATTTACTTTATCAGCAAATTCCCCAAATGATTCTGAAAATTCATCATCATTCAAATCATCTACAATTTTAACTACTCTTTCCGCGTAAAAGCGAGCTTTTGATAAGTCTTTCATTAATACCAAATTAGAAGATGAATCTACTTGCTGTATTATGTTCGTAAGCTCAATTGCAGCCTGAGAAAGCAAATCAGCGAAAAGAGGTATTTTTTTACAAACATACACCGCTTTTTCTTTCTGTTCCTTGGTCATGTTCCCGAACAAATCCTTAACCGGTATCAATTCATATTTATTCAAGTTGTCAAGTTGCGTTTTTATTTGAGTTACTTTTACATAATCTCTTTTTTGTAACGCTTTATTCATCTTTTCAAGTAAAATATCTTTCTCGCTTTTCATCTCATCTGGTTTTTAGTGTGTAATAATCAGTTAATAATTTCCTGCAAGCATTGTATACAATTACAGCCTCTTTTGTAGTGTTGTTAGCCATTATCAGCTTTTGTATTTCGTTTTTATTTTCGTTTTCTACTGCTATTGTAGCTTCTGAAACATATCTTAAATAAGTCTCCGCCCTTACTTTGTTTTTGCTTATCAGATACTTAACCACTGGCAAACATGGTAACCCAATGGGCAATTTTTTTGTTTGTTTGAATTCATTGAAAGCATTTCTTTCAAAATCCGACAACTGCTCGACTGAAAAATCTTTGGAATGTACTTCCAGTTGTTTTACATTCCCGTATTTTTCAATTATCGCTTGAGAGCGATTTACATGCGATTTAAAGGCTTTTAAAAATTGGATGATAGTTTGTACCGACATACGATAGAAAACCCCAAATTCGCCAGATAAACCATAAATTATCGCTATGTCGCACTCCTTTATGGTTAGCGCTTTGCATTCAGCCTCTAAAAATGTTGCGACATCTTTTGTTGTGACCTCTATTAATTCGTCTGTCGTTTCTTGATTTACCCTTAAAAAAGCCTTTTTTACTATGTCCATAGAAAACAAAAACAGTTCGTTTTTATTTAATTCGCTTATTTTCGGGTAGTTTTGAGCTTCTTTTATTTGCTGTATGTCCATGTTTTAACCTCCTATTCTTTCTCCTTTTTGTTAAACATCATTCCAAAAATAGAATCATCTTTTCCCTCTTGGATATCCTGCATAATTTTAAAAGCTACTCTTTGAGTTTGTTCTTGCATCGTTTCTTTTTTTGCAAATCCGCGCGCCCCCCCTGCTAAATTTTTCGGATAAAAAACGCGGTTCGTTTGAATTTTAAGAGCTTTTGCCAATGTTGTTTTCCAGTTTATTTTTTTTGTTTTTGTTTTTTTCTTGTTTTCCCAACCTTCAGTTGTTCCCCAAAAGTTTTCAATAGCGCATTCAATTGTTTTTATTATGTTCAATTCAGGGGGGTTGAATTCTTTTTGTTTTTCCATCCATTCCGCGTCACATAGTATTTTATCTACTTCCTCTCTTAATTCAGACAAATAGACATTAAAATCTTTTCTCCAATCTTTTTCTTTTTCCTCTTCTTTTTTAGAGATAAGAAATATATCGTTATTATCTGTAGAATTATATTTAGATATATTTTTTATCTCTTTTTTCTCAATAATGTTATTCTGTTTATTATCTGTAGAATTATCTGTAAGAATAATATTATTATTATCTACATTAACATCTACATTTACATTAACAGCTTTTTTTGCTTTTGTTTGCTTTTCAGAAAAAGCATTTGCTTTTTTTGCTTTTGTTTGCTTTTCAGAAAAAGCATTTGCTTTTTTTGCTTTTGTTTGCTTTTCAGATTCATTTTCTTTAGGAGGTCTACCTCCTTTTTTCCCTGCTTCGCTCCTTTTATTTTTTACATTTTCCCACTTTTCTAGGTCTCGCTCTATGTCTGACTTTATGAACTCGAAGCAAATATTTACGCCTCCGTCGTTTATAAAAACGGGTTCACCAGCGACATAATCAAAAATCGCATTTAATAGCTCTGCTTTTTGTGAATCATTCAGCAAATTTATTGCACTCCTCCACGACAAATAAAAAACAAATGATTTTTTAGGTTCCATGATGTAGATAATATAAAAAAAGAGGTTCATTTTAGCTGCTACCCTAAAACAAACCTCTTTACGGTAATATACCGTGAATATCTTCTTGTTGGTAGCAGTCAACACCACAAATATACGATTATTTTTTTAATTTCTTTATTCTTTTAAGCCTTTTTCTTGCCAAATCATACTTAGTTACTTCTTTATCTATCTTTTTTAATTTTTCTAATTTACGTATGTTGTTTCCATTGTTTGCTAAAGAAAATCCAAATATCAACATTGAGGTTACCGGAAATAACCTATAAAATTTCTTACAAAACCCCACGTCTAAATATGGTACTATATATATTCCTATGAATAGGACAGCGAAATATAATAATATTAAAACGACTGAATAAATAATTATTTTTGTTAGTATCATAATTTTAAAATTTTAAGTGATTTACCCTTTGACTCTTTTTTAACAGCTTCATATATTATCGGAAATTCCGATTTCAGTTTTTCCGTATCTACTGTATTTCGTGTATAGTCTTTTATTGTTGCGACACTTACTCCTTCGCATACTATTTCATTACAATTGTCAAAAAGTAATGCTATTTTGTTTTCTAAATCTTCTTTTTCTTTTTCGAGTGTTCTTATTTTGTCTTTTACTTCGTTATAATCCTTGATTAATTCCATGTATTCAGGAGCTACATTTAAAGATATTTTTCCAGAGGTATTTGTAATATTTAAAACATCTTCTTTGTTAACTGGAGCCGGTGGAATGTCTTTTAATATGTTATTCTCTGTAAATTCCTTTGCCCCTTTTAAGAGGTGCTCAAACAGTTCTTTGTCAAAATCGAACATCCTCCATTTCAGTTGCTTTTGTCCATCATACACGACTAACATTCCCGCATCATATTCACCGACCCCCATGTTCCAAGTCAATTGGATGTACCAAGAATTCGGGAAAGTATCCGGGTTATTTAAATCAACAGTTCTTAATGTGTCTTTTATTTCAACGACAATACGGTTTTTCCTTCGAAATTTAAACAATTCCCTATCCGGTGAGGCAATTATATATTCGGGGTAATTATCGTTGCTTAAAACGAAGTATTTTGCGCTCTCTTTTATTACCCTCTCTGTAGACTCTGTTTCAAAAAGAGCAGCTATAGCATTTTCCATTGCTTGCCCCCTTTGGGTATTATAATTAATTTCATTTTCCATTGCTTGCCCCCTTTGGTAGTCATTATACCAGTCTAAAGGCGTTTTGTATTCATCATAACCCAAGATAGAGGCTATATCATGTCCCCCAATGAAATAACTACTTTTGCGGTAATTTAACCACTCATCAAAATTTTTAAATACTTTTCTATCTATCATATTGCCAAAATTTTACAGTTGAATAATAATATACATTTCCGTCTACTCCGAAAACAAATGGTATGCTTTCCGGATGGAACACCCCTATTTTAACAACTCCACTTTCTAAAATAATTCTTATTCTTTCATGTGAAGGAGGGAAAACCCTTGAATTCGTCCATTTCATCGAAAAAATAGGTTCTTTTTCTTTACTCATTTGTCCCGTCTAAATATTCCAAATCTGTTAAATTTTCGTTTGTCGGGGTCGAACAATCATATTTTATTGCGTTTTCTATGCTTTCAGTTTTCGGCCCGTATAAATTAAGTAGGCTTTTTGCAACCGTTTTATTTGCCATCATCTCAAAATCTGTCACCCATAATCCGTTTTTGTTTCTATATGATTGAGAATACCTTTGCGCATGTGCTTTTATTTCCTCAACAGTCATATATTTAAAATATTCTCCTCCTGAGAGGTATTTTATATATGCTATATTGCCTATATAAGCCCGCTTTTTTCTCTCTATATAGCCGTTATAATCATACGTTTTCAATATTATTTCCCCTTTGAACGGGTCTATACCTTCAATGTCACCCTCGCGAACCTCTGAGACATTTATACGCTCTAATTTTTGCGTCCTATTAGCTAATTCGATGAATCCTCTATACATTATTTGCGCTTGTGCGTTGTCCTTGTAAGGGACGATGCACGATTGCCCAAGAGCCGGAACCAAAGATAGCCCCGTAGTTGCAATAGCTAATCCGCATAAAATTACGCTATTCGGGTTGCAAAATTTCAACTTAGAATTGTACGAAGCTTGCAAAATGTTTTCTACGAACGCCCGTCCCTTTGATTCTCCTAAAATTTGGCAAAAACGCTCTAAATTATTGGAATTAAGGGCTAATTTCTTTATGTCTTTGTAGTAGTTCACTGTCTGTACAGTCGCTACGTTGTTTTTTATTTGCTTATTTATGTCCATAATTATTCAATTAAATACTACTATACTATCATTTAAAAATACCTCCACAGTATCGGGGTAATTAGTAATTTCTTTTGTTTTTTGTTCCTCTAATATTTGGGTGTCCAACATACCGCCAATCAGAATTAGAAGAAATAATATAAGCCCGCAAATTGCGTTTAATTTGTCTTTTTTAGTTGTCATAGTAATATCCTTTTGAATAAATATTGTAATTGTCTTTTTCTGATAAAAAATCATTTATCATTTTCAACGCTATTTTTTTAGCCTCTTCATTATCACCCATATATTTTACCGTAAATTCCCACGTTTTTAGCCAGCAGTTAATGTTGATAGCCCTGTTATTCTCTATTTGTATTTCCGCATAGAAATCACATATTTTGTCTAAAATAATTATCTCATCTTTCAAAATAACATTCTCGTCTTCGCCTACTTCAAAATTGAAGTAATTAAAAATAAAATAAGAAGCTATTTGTTTATAAAATAATTCTACGTTTATTAGTCCTATCATTTTATTGTCTTATTTAGTGTTTTATACCCTATTATTTCGTTTTTCATTTCATCTACTCTTTTATCATAGTCTCTTTCCCCTGAATTAGCAGAAACGTATTTAATTATTTTGTCCCCCTCTTTTATTAGTAGTGTTATATATGGATATATATACATATTATTTGTTACTCTTTTAATAGTATTATTTATTTCAAAAATGAAAGAATACATGTCATTTTCTGAAGCATTTGGCAACATTTCTAATATTTCCTTTGCATCTTTGAGAATATCTTTTTTTTTCATATTATATCGAATTTAAAAATAACCTCCTGACCAGCATATAAATAGTCCTTAATTTCAAAAGGATATGAGTTCCCGTGACTGTCCTTTGCTATGAAACATGTATAGGTATGTCCATCTTTTTCGTAAAAATCGATGAAATAGCATTTTTTTGATAATAAAAACGGATGATAAGTACCTATGTTTAACTCATATTCACAAAATATGAAGTTCAATATTTCTTTTTCAATAGATACACTTAACCGTATTTTCCGACCTTTTAAATGTCCTACTTTATTAGGATTAATATGAGTTAACCGTATGTCTGTCAAGTCTACAAAAAAATCTGAATCTTTTTCCCCGTTTTTAATTATGTCCCTTTTTACAAAAACGATATCATCTCCTTTTTTGGATACATCTATTATTTTGTACTTACCCGTTTGTTTGTTCTTACATGCAATAATACGACAAACATTCCCTTTGATTAAATCAACATCATTTAAAAAACCAACTATTTTGTAAATGTCACCTTTATATTTAAATGATGAAAACAAATCATTTAGTTCTTTTATTTTTATTTTCTGTATCATATCTATTTCCTTTTTTCACTAATTTATTTTCAAATGATAATTATTTTTACTTTTATTTAGAAGTTCCAATAAATTAAATATTCTCCGCCCCTTGGTCCTATGTGTGTGTGCTCAAGTCTATTTCTTTTCTTATTCCAATACAATTCGCCTTGTACCCAATACTTTTTACCGTTTACTTCGTATTCAAAGTAATTATTATCCCTATAAGTGCCTTTTATTGTCTTCATAGCTGTATTTTTTTTATTGTCTGAATATGTGTCCATCTATCTCAAAATAATCATACCTCAAGTCTCTTTTGTATAAATCGAAATCAATATAAAATCTTAAATTTTCAGGACAATCGGGGTATTCCGCATCAAACATTTCCTCTACAAAATTATCAGTATCTGTATAATAGTCTACATACGCATCTTTTGCCCTACTAATTAACGAGCTAATGTCTGCTCCTAATAAGTTATAATGATAATTATCAACCCAATAGAAAAAGGCTTCTTTGAAATTTTCGTTGTCTTCTCCCGTGCAAAAGTAGTTACATAAGTCTATCGTTTCTTCTGGTAATCTGTCACTCAATTGTAATTCTTGTGGAATATCTTCGAATTCTACTATTTTATAGTAATCCGCTCCGGTCTCCTTTAATAATTCTTCCATTTCGTGTTCGAAATCTGAAGAGCAAAAGTAGGATACTACGTCAAACCACTCGCTTTTTACTACTTCGTTTGTCTCTTCTTTGAGAAATTCTACCCGAATTCGTGCGTTTTCTATGTCTATTCTTTCCATATTGATAATGTTTTTAACGTTTAATATATTGTGCAGGGCTTTCGCCCTGCTGGTTAACTTTAATAAATGCGTCCGGATGAACCGTATACGCCTCCGTTATAAATCCTTGAAAGTTTTCCGAAATACCCGTATTTCCTATAATTTACGGTATCCGCCTTGAATAATTTCATTGCTTCTGCTTTGTTGCTTGCATAATATCTCACATCTGTTAATCGTCCCATACAATCGTATATTGCATACGTATTAACTTGTTTCTTTGATTCTGATGTTTTCATAATGGTAGTGTTTTGTGTTATTATTATTTCGTTTTCTGTATTACAAATATACAAAACATTTTGAAATAACACAACATTTTTCTCAGAAAAATGTATTATATCTCATATGTTTTAACAATTAATTAACATATCGAATCCCCCCGTTTATCACACTTGTTCCTCTCATTCAATTGCCGTATTCCTTATTCCCTCCATGCAAAAACATTTGCTTTTCCTTTGTATATCCTTATTTATCTTATTATCTTATCTTGTGTTTTTTCTTCTTTTATTGTTAACATAGCTTGGAGTTTTCTT